AACGTAAACTACACTGCTTACATGAGATCTGGTAATTTACCATCTCATTATGAGCAAAATGGTGTATTACCAATTACATCAATTACATCTAGTGTTGCATCTACAGATACAACAATCAATGTATTGAGTACAGCAGGATTTAACCCCGCAGGTGGTACTGCTAGATTTATTGGTAACGGTACATCTGGTGTTATTGAGTATTTCACATACACTGGAATAACAAGTGCGTCTAATTCATCAACAGGTTATCCACAGTTGACTGGTTTGACTCGTGGTACAACTGGTGGATCTGCGGCTACGGCATTCACATATTCTGCAACTGCTCCTGTGGCTGTTGAATATGCGACTCCTGATTCTGCGGCGATGTTGTCTCACTGGGGTTCTTCAGTGGTGATGGATGGTGGATTCAACCAAGACGTATCCGCTATTTACAACTACGGTATGTTGACCGCTTTGACTAGCCCTAACAGCACAGCAAACGTGCCAATTATGGCTATTCGCTTGGCTCCATCCGTGGATAACGGTACTGTTGGATTGCTTGGTGTTAAAGAAATTATCAACCGTCTACAGTTGCAGTTGAATGAGATTGCTGTTGTGACCAACACGACCTATCTAATTCAATTGGTGCTCAACGGTATACCTTCTGGAGCATTCTCTGGATCGTTTGTGTCTCCCGTTCAGGGTGGTACAAATACCAGTTCACTGGTTCAGATTGCTGTTAACACAACCAATACCGTGACTATTTCAGGTGGTGAGTCAATTGCGGCTTTCTATACCAATAGCTCAGGTCAAACTGGCTATTCTTTAGCATCTATCTCTGCAATTGGTAACTCTGCTAACGGTGGCGGTACATCTAACAGTGTGCCAACATCTCAAGCAGGTCAGTACCCAGATGGTCCAGACATTTTGTACATTGTTGCTACAACGCTCAATGCGGGTGCTTCTAACACCGTCGTAGCTCGTCTCAACTGGCAAGAGTCACAAGCATAATGCCAAGCAAATCACCTGCTCAACATAGGCTGATGGAAGCCGCCGCCCACACAAAAGGTGGGTATGGTGGTGTTCCTCAAAAAGTTGGTAAAGAATTTGTAAATTCTGACAAAATGAAAAAAGGTGGACTATATGAAAATATTCATGCAAAGCAAGAACGTATTGTTCACGGCTCTAAAGAACATATGCGTAAGCCTGGTAGCAAAGGTGCGCCAACTGCTGAAGCGTTCAGAGAGTCCGCCAAAACAGTAAAGAAAAAAGAAGGTGGAGTAAGTCTGGCGGTGGGTAGGGGAGAAAAATTATCTGTATCTAAGGGCGCAGGGCTTACGGAAAAAGGTAGGGCTAAGTACAATAGAGAGACTGGCTCTCACTTAAAAGCTCCTCAACCTCAAGGTGGTGCTAGAAAAGATTCATTTTGTGCTCGTATGAGCGGAGTAGTTGAACACTCAAAAGGAGATGCGCCAAGAGCCAAGGCATCACTTAAGAGATGGCATTGCCCAGGATGGTAAAAAATGGCATATTCAGGAACCGTTGGCAATACAGTTATTACTGTACAGCAACTCATTGATCACGGCGCTCGTCGTGCGGGTAAGCTTGCAGAAGAATTAACGGATGAGCAGGTCCAATCTGCTAAAGAATCCTTGTTTTACATTTTATCCAACTTAATTAACCAAGGTATTCAGTATTGGGCGGTGGTTAAGTACGTAATGGGTTTAAATGCCGATCAGTATATATATACTTTGCCTAATGGTGCAAATGATATTTTAAACTGCTTGTACAGAACAATGGCTCAACCATCGGGAAGCTATTCATCGAGCGCAGGGGGGGTTGTTGCAAATGTGTATGACGACGATATCAGCACATATTGTCAACAAACATCAGCAAACGGAAACATTTCTGTTTTCTACGGAACAAACCAAAGCACATACATAGGATCTATTGGCTTTATGCCTTATATTTCTGGTGGTGGTAGCCAAACTTGGAATTACACGTTCCAAAGCTCTGCTGATGGCACTACTTGGACTACTTTGTATACGGGGACCAGTGTTACTGTGACCGATTCTCAGTGGATTTGGCAAGATATTGATCCTGGTCAAAATGTTCCATATTACAGAATGGTAGCTTCTGGTGGCACAACGCTATCTTTGCGAGAGCTTTATTTTGGAAATAATGCAAGACTATTGCAAATGTCACGGTTAAATCGTGATGATTATTCAAATTTGCCCAACCAAAACTTTACAGCCAATCAGCCGTATCAGTATTGGTTTGACAGAACAATTCCTCAGCCAACCTTTTATTTGTGGCCTGTTCCAAGCACGAATTTTGTCCAAGCGACTATTTGGTATTCAAGACAGATCATGGATGTGGGTGCGTTAACGAACCAACTGGAGATTCCAGATCGTTGGTTGATGGCAATTCAATCTATGTTAGCTCACCAGATGTCAATTGAACTTCCTGGCGTGGATATACAAAGGATTGGATACCTTGAGGCTCAAGGTGAAAAGTATTTTCAAATGGCTGAACTCGAAGAACGCGATAAATCTCCAATTTACCTGGCCCCGAATATTTCAGTATATACGAGGTAATTATGGCTAAATGGCTTGACACAGAAGGTTATGCAAGTATAGCGATTGCCGTCTGTGATCGTTGTAAGATGAAACGTCCTTTATCTACTCTTAACCCTGACATTAACTTCCCAGGGTTACGGGTGTGTGAGGAAGGTTGCATGGATGAAAAAGATCCATATCGTTTGCCTGCGAGAAAAACAGAACGTATTAACTTAAGGTTCCCAAGACCTGATGAGTCATTGAATGTTCCCAACAATCAATTAATTACGGGTCCGTATAGCAATTCTATAATATCAACTGGTAAGAATACGTCTCCTCCTGGCTTGGTTAATGGTGATGAAGATGAAATTAGTATAGGTTCATAATGGCACAACTACAAATATCTCAATTACCAACCGCATCCACTTTAACTGGATCGGAATTAGTCCCTGTTGTACAAAATGGTGTGACGTCACAGACTACTGTGAGCAACATCATTACATCCCCGTCATTGACTCAGACATTTTTGACAATTGGATCACAACCTAGTTTGCCTAATGCTCGGTACATAGGTGCGGGGACTGGTTTAATTGGCACGGACAATGGGGCGGGTTTAAATTATGTTTTATCCATTACAGGCGCTCCTTTAGCTCTGTATAACAACAGTAATGGTATTCAGGTAAAGACAGGCGCAAACACAATGTCTGCAGTGCAGATAGCTGTTGGGTCTGGTTTGTCTGTCAGCAATTCTGATGGAACAACGGGAAACCCCACTATTTCCCTGAATGGATTTTTATCGACCATTAATAACGTATCTGGAACTGGGTTGTTGGCGGTTGCGGGTGGTTCTACGGCTACATCTGTGACAATTACGGGTGGAACGGGCATATCGGTTACCAATGGTAATGGATCTGGTGGTAATCCAACAATATCTATTTCTCCAACAACGGGCACGGGTAATGTTGTTTTTTCATCAAGCCCAACTATAAACAGCCCTACCTTGGTCACACCGGCACTGGGCACTCCTGCATCAGGAATAATGACCAATGTGACTGGGGTACCTCTCACAACTGGTATAACAGGCGTTTTAGCCGTTTCTAATGGAGGTACAGGGGTTACATCGTCTACGGGTACGGGTAGCGTTGTTTTAAGTGCAAGTCCAACATTTACTGGCACTCCTACTGCTCCTACGGCATCTACTGGAACAAACAACACGCAATTGGCGACCACAGCGTTTGTGGCCAATACGATTGCAACTGGAACTGGTTTAATTACATCGTTTAGCGGTGGGACAACTGGGTTACTGCCAAGTAGTGCGTCTACTGGTGCAATTACGCTCAGTGGCAAGCTTATTATTGCAAATGGTGGGACAAATGCTACGGCTACGCCGACAGCCGGTGCGGTTGCTTACGGAAACGGTACGGCATATGCGTTTACTGCGGTGGGTAGTTCAGGGCAAGTATTGGTTAGCCAAGGAGTTGGTGCGCCTGTTTGGGCATCTGTTTCTGGTACGGGAACGGTTACCTCGGTATCTGTGGTGTCTGCAAATGGTTTTACGGGTACTGTAGCAACCGCCACGTCAACCCCTGCTATAACGCTCTCTACAAGCATTACGGGTATTTTGAAAGGGAATGGCACAGCTATCAGCGCCGCAGTCTCTGGGACCGATTATGCGCCCGCTACGAGTGGCTCATCTATTCTTTATGGAAATGGATCTGGTGGATTTAGCAATGTAACGATTGCAGGTGGATTGACGTTCTCTGGTGGCACATTAACTGGCTTGAGCGGTACAGTTACTTCGGTGGCTCAGTCTTTTACTGGTGGATTAATTTCAGTTGCAGGGTCACCCATTACGTCAAGCGGAACTTTAGCGTTGACGGTTGCGGGGACAAGTGGTGGTATTCCTTACTTTAGTTCAACATCTGCTTGGGCTAGTTCTGCTTTACTTAGTGCTAATGCGTTAATGGTTGGGGGAGGCTCTGGAGCATCGCCTAGCACAATCACAACAGGTACTGGTGTTGTAACTGCTTTAGGAGTCAACACAGGGTCAACAGGTGCTTTTGTTGTTAATGGTGGTGCATTGGGTACGCCTAGTTCAGGAACAGTAACAAATTTAACGGGTACAGCTTCTATCAACATTAATGGTACGGTAGGAGCCACAACTCGTGCATCTGGAGACTTTACAACTTTAAGTGCCAATACGGTTACGAGTACGACTCCTGTATTGTCTTTTAATGCGGCAAATTCTATAGCAACCTTTGGTTCTACAACAGCCAGTTCATACAATCAATTGGTCATTCAAAATTTGAGTGGGACCGCGGGGGCGTCTACAAATTATGTGATTTCTAATGATTTAGGTACAGACTCTACCTATTATGGTGAGTTTGGAATGAATTCATCTGTGTATAGTGCGTCAACTCCAGTAGATTTTTTTAGTATCAACAATGGTGTTTACTTTTCTGCTCATAATGGTGATATTAGTTATGGATCTGGCACAGCAAATAAAACATATTTAACTTATGCATCTGGTGTTTCATCGCACGTTATCAACAACTCTGGTGCTCTTGGTTTTAATACAAACTTGGGAACAACCCCTGCGTTATCAGGTACAACAGGATTTGGTACATCTGGACAACTTTTGGTAAGCGCAGGGTCGGCGTCTCCCCCTTCTTGGAATAGTTCAATATCCATTACAAATTTAACCACAAGTGGAACGGTTACATTTGGAGGTACAGGTGCAGTAACGCTTCCCGTTGGAACAACTGCTCAACAGCCTACTGCTGTACAGGGTATGTTGAGGTTTAATACAACGACAACTCAATTTGAAGGCTATAACGGTACTGCTTGGGCGTCTGTGGGGGGCGCCGCTATATCAAATGATACGGCTACTGCTACAGCGGTTTATCCTTTATTTGCTAATGCAACATCAGGAACGGCACTAACTGTATATACAAGTAACGCTAAATATTTATATACCCCCAGTACAGGTTTATTACAAGCACCCAATGTAGCCTCTACTAATGGTATAACAATTAATGGCACAACTGTTTCAAGTAATGTAACTTTAGCAACAGGCACAAACGGTTTTTCAGTGGGTCCAATCACAACAGCATCTGGAGTTAGCGTCACGGTCGCGAGCGGTCAACGCTGGGTCATCATCTAAGGAAATAACATGGCAAGCACGATTTCAGCAGGAACCACAACAACCACCGCATTGGTTTACTCAGCGGATACATCTGGCGTATTGCAATTTCAGACGAATGGAACAACAACGGCTTTGACAATAGATACAAGTCAAAGGGTTGGTATAGGTACAAGTAGTCCTAGCAGAACTCTTCAGGTTATTGGTACAGTTGCGCCAACTTATTCTGTAGCAAATGATATTCAACTTCTTTTTTCTACGTCAACAACTGCTACAAATATTGCATCAACTTATGGAAGTACTGGTTCTTTTGTACCATTAACTTTTTCTACAAATTCTGCCACGCAGATGACCCTTGACACCTCTGGTAACTTAGGATTAGGAGTTACTCCTAGTGCTTGGCGTACTGATTATTCATTAAAAGCATTACAAGTAGGCCCTGTTGCGGCTATTTCGTCATTAACTGCCGGAACAACTAACAACCAAACATTTTTTTCAAGCAATCTAGTTTTTGGGTCTGGAGGAACTTATTCTCGAATCTATGCTGATTGGGGAATGCAGTACGAGCAAACTTCAGGACAACATATATGGTCTACAACTTCAACTCAAACTGGTTCAGTATCTTTAAGTCAGTTAATGACACTAGATAATAGTGGTAATTTAATAATAGGTGATACAAGTTCAGGAAGTCCACTTCGAATTTATAGGTCTTCTTTTACATCTACGTCTCAAGATACAAATACAGCTATAGCATTAGCATCAAATGGAAATGGCGCAGATATAAATATTCAATTTACAGATAGAGTTGCGCATAATACTTGGATAGGAAATGCAGGAGGGTATTTTTATGTTCAGCCTGATTCGGCAGGAGTAAAAATAGCGTCTGGTGCAACTTCATGGCAGTCTAATTCAGATATTACACTTAAAAATGTTACTGGAACTTACACACAACCGTTGACTGATATTGCACAAATTCAAGCAATTAAGTTTACATGGAAAGACGATACAACCAATAAGCCACAAGTCGGTGTAAGTGCTCAATCAGTAAAACCAGTAATTCCTGAAGCAGTTGATACAGATGCAAATGGAATACTTGGCGTAAGGTACACAGAACTAATACCACTTATGATTGCAAGTATTCAAGCGTTAACAGAAAAAGTAACAGCTCTAGAAGCAAAGGTAGGAGCATAACAAATGTCATCAAATCTTATAACCGCAGACAATGGTGTTAGTTCTGGCGTTACTGGAATTACGCAATCAGCCGGGAGTGATGGAACCTTACAGCTTCGCACGACCACTTCGGGCGGCAGTGCAGTAACAGCATTGACTATAGATAATACACAAAAAGTAGGGATAGGTACGGCTACGCCAACATATCCGCTGACAGTACAAGCAAATAGTTCAACGCAAGGTTTTAGGCTAATTGGTCGTGCGTCTGACAATATTGCAAATATGTCATTTGTAGCTAATGATGGCTCAACAGAATATGCGTTTATCAATACTGGCGCAACATACTTGGCTTTAGGTGTTAATTCAACAGAACGTGCCCGTATAGATAGTAGTGGTAACTTTAACTTTAAAACATCCAACGCAGGAATAGTATTTAACAACTCTTCTGCTCTTACAAATAG